CTGCTGGAATATTCGTTTCCAAAGGACGCATATCTTGAGGGTGGCGCACAGCCTTTCATGTATGAAACATTGCAAAGCAAGCTTCTTGATGAGGAAAAGGTTGATGATTTTCTCAACGCCATAGTTGAAAAGGTTGAATATGTGTCAACATATACCATTTTCTTGGCACATTGTACATATTCTGTGCTAAAAAAGAACAAAATGGACGAGTTTGAGGACGAAGCTGACACAGATTACAATTTCATCATCACGGCACTTTGCCCTGTAAACCTGCGTATCGACGGGCTTGTGTATGACGAGCAGGACAACTCTATCGCTAAGAAAGAGTCATGCGACAGAATTGTGGAACTGCCGAGCGACGGGTTTTTGTTCCCGCTTTTCAATGACCGTGCACCGGATATCAACGGCGTGCTTTACTACACCAAAAACGCCAAAAAGCCGAATACTTCTGTTGTTGAGGAGCTTTTGGGCTGCGAGTTCTCAATGACCTGTCAGAACGAGAAGGAAACTTTCAAGGATATTCTCACAAGCGTTGTGGGCGATGAGCTTGACTATGATCTTATCACTGCTGTGAATGACAAGATTTCCACGTTCGTTGACCAGAACGCTCATGAAACTGAGATACCGACAATTGACGAGCATAAGCTTTCATCTATCTTGTGGGAGGCAGGCGTAAGTCAGGATAAGCTGGAAAAGTTGCATGGTGTGTATGAAAATGCTATGCACGGCAAGGTTTTCAGGGCTGTCAATCTGGTGGAGGATAAGGTAACGATATCAGGAATGGGTTTCAAGATGACCGTAGACAATTATCACAAAGGTGACGTATCTACAGCAATAGGCAAGGTTATTTTCGGTGTTGCTGATACGGCTGTTGACGTGAACGGTATCGGTATTAAAATGGACGGTGTTGCCAGATGAAAAATGAATATTACAATTTGAGGAGGGGCAACATGGTTAAGTCCGAATACATCTTCCCACTGTTGTTGATTCTGCTAGACGTGGGAGCAGCTATCATATACGCTTTGCAAAAGGACTACAAGAAATCCGTCTATTGGATAGCGGCGGCAGTGTTGAATGTGACTGTAACTTTTTAGGAGGCTATATGGATAGTGCAAAAGAACAAAAGGCTATCGAACGTTTGAAAGCGTTTGAACCTGCGGACGGATATTATTTAGCGTATAGCGGTGGAAAAGATAGTGACTGTATCAAAATTTTGGCACAACTTTCAGGCGTTAAATTTGAAGCAGTACATAATCTTACAACTGTTGATGCGCCCGAAACTGTTAGGTATGTCCAATCTCAACCAGATGTGAGAATAGATAAATCGTTTGACAAGAACGGCAATCATGTTACTATGTGGAATTTGATTGTAAAAAAACTAATGCCTCCGACACGTCTTGCAAGATATTGCTGTAGCGAATTAAAAGAACGTGGCGGCATAGGACGTGTTGTTGTTACTGGTGTTAGGTGGTCTGAAAGTCAACGCCGCAAAGAAACGTCAGATGTGGTTAAAATTATTGGTAAACCTAAATCAACGATGAAAACTGCTGATGAAATAGGCATTGAATATCATCAAACTTATCAGGGTGGACTAATTCTTAATGATGATAATGATAAAAACCGCAGGTTTGTTGAACATTGTTATCGTACCACGAAAACCATGGTAAATCCTATTGTTGATTGGTCTGATGATGATGTGTGGGATTTTTTACGTTATTATGGTTGCAAATCAAATCCGCTGTATGAATGCGGTTTTAATCGTATAGGGTGCATTGGCTGTCCTATGGCAGGAAAACATAGATACGTTGAATTTGAACGATATCCGAAATACAAACAAAACTATATAGCGGCATTCGATAGAATGCTAGAACGTAGAAAACAACTTGGAAGGGCTGCTAAAATGTCATGGCAAACGGGTCAAGACGTTTTTCGTTGGTGGCTGGGCGAAGATTTCAACCAGATAACATTTGATGATTTGGAGGTATAACATATGGCAAAATATATTGACGCAGACAATCTGATTGACGAACTATCGGCGGCGTGTATGCCGATATACGAAAAGGGCATAACAGGCATTCTGGGTGATAACAGCAGTATCGCTGATATAATCAACGAACAACCTACCGCAGATGTGCAGGAGGTCAAGCGTGGAGAATAGAAGCCTAACTGCGGTTACGAAATTTAGATTTTCGGAGGGAAATTAATAGCTATGACGGATAAAAACGAATACTCAGAACGCTTTGATACGCTTCGTAAGAATCGTGTTGAGGTTTCATTTCACAAATACGGCTCGGCAAAAAGAAACTTTGGAGAGCGTTTAACAAATGCTCTTGGAAACCTGGAGCTGTGTATCAACAAATACAAAGAAACTCATAACACCGAATACCTTTGCGACGCTGCTAACTATTGTATGTTTGAATTTATGTATCCCCAGTTCGACGATGCATATTTCAAGGCAACGGACAGTTCAGAAAGCGCTGGCATTACGGGATTTTGCATTAAGGAAATAGAGAGGTTTAAAGATCAGATATGACAGCACCTAACAGAGTGCGTATCATCAGTCCGTTAGTGGGGTTGAGCAACAGCTATGCGTACGGCACTCACGGAGTCGCCCCCGCTTGCCTGTTTAATCTCAACTGTCTCTCATTGTGTCGGCAGGCACGCATAATCACACATAAGTGAGGTATTTCCATATGACCAACAGAAAAATCAGAGATTACCAGCGAAACCGCAAACTCAAAGGCATCGTCGATGCAAACTTCAAAACCTTTGCTACTGTGGTAATTGCTCTCAAACAGCTGTTTCCACACGACTGGTACAAAAAAACCATAACCGACTTTACATCATCATATGCCGAGTTTACAAAACATATGAACGACTATGATGCAGAAGCATACGATTTCCGTGTTGAAGATTCTTGCCGCAAGCTGAACATCAGTGACAGCGACACCTACGATATTATTTTCAGGCTTAACGGCAAGCTTCCTGCTGAGATTTTTCTTGCACTACAAAATAACTTGAAATGTATGCTGATACATTTGCGTTTGAATTGCAACATCGGCTCACAGAGATACGCAAAACTAATTGCATATCTCAAATCAGACGCCAAGATATGCGTACAAGCAGATCTTACAGCACTCGGCTTATCGTTCGACGATGACATCGACTATCGTAAACTCAAATCCAAAACCGAGCAACCGACTTATTCCGACGGAATTAAAGCTCAGCAAATACTGAAAGCACTGAAAGCATACCAAGACGAGGTGATTAAATGTCAGCAACAGCTTTCGAGCAAATTAAAGAGCGACTTACCTGCGTCGAGTACGCACGCAGGATAGGTCTTGCAATAAACAAACCAGGTGACAGATGCGTATCCCCTTTGCGGTCCTCAGCAAACAACAAGTCATCGTTCGTTGTCTACGACGACTATTACTATGACCACGGAGACTCCAAGGGCGGCGACGTTATCGACTTTTGCGCCAACTGTGAATTCAATGGAAACCGAGCAGAAGCACTCCATAAACTCGCAGATCTCACAGGTGTAACCCTCAACTATCAGACGGACAACTGGAAATCCGCACTCGATTCTCGTACAAAACTCGTTGAGAAGTGGCACTCTCAGCTGCGCCCTGAGGATATCGACTATCTGCACGGCCGTAACATCAATGATCAGACTATTAAACGTTTGAAAATCGGCTACACAGGCGAGGGCTATCGAGTAGAGCTCCCAGACAAAATAGCTGAACACTATGCTGCTAATCGTATATGTATCCCCTATTTCAAAAACGGATACATAGCCTCCTGGAACGCTCGTGCAACGTCGGATAAGCAGAAGGTCAAGTATCTCAAGCCACCAGCCTCAGACAACTCTGACCGAGCTGTCATCTGGGGTATGCACACACTCAATCGCACGTCAAGCAACCTCCCTCTCGTTATCTGCGAGGGAGCGTTTGACGCTTTAAGCTATGAGCAGGAAAACTATCCGATATTAGCGACTATGGGCGGAGCTTTCAGCAAATCCAATCGCGAACAGCTTCCTGTAATAATCTCGGCCGCTAAGCAGTTTCCATACGTCCTGCTTAGTTTCGACAACGATGAAGCCGGCAAAAATTTTACTCTGAAACTGGGCAAGCAACTATTCTCACACCGCATACCTTTCAAGGTAGCGGCTATACCGCCAGCATTCAAGGATGTGTCAGAGTATTACTCACACGGCTATCCGCTTGCAGATCTCGTTGACAATGCCACCCCAGGTGTCAACGAACTTGCCAAGCAACTTACGGACCGCGAGGAACTCAAGCAGTTCTGCCACGAAGCCGCACGCTGGGTAGCCAAACCTGAGCTGTCAGACTTATTCTCAGCTATCCGTGAGAACATCTCGATATACCGTCCTGAGATGTCTAACGACTATCTCAATGAGCTACGCAAGTCCTGCTTCGCATCCCCTAACGAGGATATAATAGCCAAATACGTTGCCAAGCGACATAATCTCAGATATCTTGCCAACGTGGGCTTCTACGAATACTCGCATGGCTACTGGCAAGCTCTCGATGACGATGTCATCGGCGGCTACATATCCCGTGAGCTGGGTTCATATCGCACAGGCAGCAAGCTCACATCAATTACGAAGCTTCTCCGCACTGACTGTATCACGCAAGAGCAGTTTAACAAGCAACCTCTCCTGAGCTTCATCAACGGCACGCTAGACCTCAGAGACCTCACATTCCGTGAACACTCTCCGTCTGATATGCTAACGGTACAGTTCAATTTTCCATACGTCCCCGGCACAACTTCTGAACGCTGGAACAAATTCATATACGACGTTTCAGCGGGCGACTCCAAACGTATGGCCCTTTTGCAAGAGATAGCAGGATATATTCTCTATACAGACTGCTCATTGCAGTCCTGTGCTTTTCTTCTCGGAGAGGGCTCAAACGGCAAGTCCGTGTATATTGAAACCCTGCAATCCATTTTTCCGAAAGACGCTCAAACGACTTTCGAGCTGTCAGGCCTTGTTGAGGACTTCAAACGCATCAAGCTGATGAACTCTCTCGTCAACTTCGGTGAGGAAACCAACACGGACGTGAAGGGTGCAGAGTCCGTTTTCAAGCAGGTCGTTGCAGGCGGTGCGATCTCAGGCTGTTTCAAGCATAAGGACTTTGTGGACTTTATCCCACGAACGAAATTTATCTTTGCGTGCAACAATATTCCGCACTTCAAGGACTTCTCATATGGTTTGGAACGTCGTATGTTGTTCGTTAAATTCTCACGTCGCTTTGTGGACGAACCAGACCCGAGCAAGCCGAACGAAATGAAAGCGGACCGCACTCTCAAGGACAAGCTTCTTGCGGACAAGCCTGCAATCTTCAACTGGATACTCGAAGGCTATAACCGCCTCAGACAAACCAGCGCATTCACTGTAACGGACGACTCTGAGGACCTCAAACAATCCTTCCGCGAGGTTATCAACCCTGTTTCGGAGTTTGTTTCCGAAGAGTCGTATGCTGAGTATTTTAATACTCAAAACACCGACTATATCAGCAACACAAAGCTGTATCAGTTTTACCGCACATGGTGTGAAGAAACAGGACATCACGCCAAAGCTCTTTCGTCATTCAGCAGAGAGTTCAAGCGACTTACCGAAGATAAATTTATTGCTGTACGAAACAACTCTGAGCGAGGTTATCAGCTTAAAAACCCTCAGCAGAAAATCAGTATTTTTAATGGTGACGGCTTTGATGAACTTCTTTGACCGAACATGTATTTTCACCACATTTCGGTGACAGATACTTTCGCTTAATCCGACACGTTATCCGTCACGACCCGTCACCAACTCTTCAAACGTTAATAATATATTCATAAATGCACATTTGTTCTCGTTAGTGACAGATACAAAACCACATCTGTCACGGGTAATCCGTCACCTGTCACAGCCCCTATATTCCTAGCTTTGCGGGGGGTCAGTGACAGAATGACAGATACTTTTAACAATCTACAAATGTTAATAAAATAAAAATACATATAGAAAAACGGAATTTTGTCACAAAGTGCCGTCATTCCGTCACACCTGTCACCAAGGAGGTTTTATAATGCAACAGAACTCACAATCTGGACAGTATTACGCTGATTATCTCAGCTGCATTTCAGACCAACATATCTATGCTGTAATGAAATGTATTTACGTTCAAAAGCTCACGCAGGAACAAACTGCTGAGCGACTTTGTATCTCACCTTCGACTGTCTATCGCGTTCACAAGGTAGGCTGTCGCACAATCAATGAAATTATCCAAGGAGGTGTTCAGAATGGCAAATGATGTTGTAAAAGGCAGAGGCGGTAAAAATAACTTCGGTACGTCCAACAAGACAGCTCTTGCGAAAGATAGCGCTTTTGTCGGAAAAATGGTCAAAGAAGTCTATGTTGCTTACAAACAGCCAAAAGTTAAATCAAACGCTGAACTCATAGATAGACTCGATAAGTATTTTAAACACTGTGCTGAAAATAATATCATTCCTACCGTTGAGGAAATGTGCCTGTTCACGGGTTACTCAAATAAGACTGTTTGGGATTGGGAGAAAGGCAGATCACACCCGTTTGACGATGGGGAGTTGAACGTTTCGACGTCCGAAATTATAAAAAATGCCAAGGGTTTTATGTGTGCTTTTGACGCAAAATTGGTGCTGGCAGGCAAGCTTAATCCTGTGACTTACATCTTCCGTGCAAAAAACTATTACGGCATGACCGACAAGCAGGAAGTTGAGGTCACAAAGACCAATCAGCTTGGCGATAATCTGACCGACGATGAACTGGCAAAGAAGCTCATGAAAGAAACTGAGGTCATAGACGTTGAAGCTTCGGAAGCTGAGGAATAGCAAGCGACTATCACTCACACACTGAGCGACTATCAAGCGACTATGAAACGCGCACGGAAACGTAAAAATTTTCATACGCAATAGTCGAAATAAATATGAGCAGAAAATCGGCAAGAAAACAGCTGAAAACACGCCGCCTGAGGGGTTGACCTTTGGGCGGCGGTGATTTTATCAAAAAATCATGCACGCACCACAAGACGGCTAACAAGCCCTGTATGACGTTTTAGCATTTAGTGCAGTAGTTTTATAGGCGACACGCTAGAACGTCATAGGACACACGCTAGGCACATTGCAGAACGTCATAACAATAACAATACTGCAAAGATATCACCGCTAGGCCATCCAGCACGTCGCAAGAGCCGTCGGACAGCGTTGAGCGGTAAAGTATAGGGGTATGATATCGGACCACATATGCGGGCGAATAGGTGGCAAGGGACGGAATAGAATAACAACGCTCACCCCACGATTAGCGGAGCGGGTAAAAAAAGAGCCCGCCAAAGCCGGAGCATTGGTGGGTAAAAATATAGGGGGGCTGATATCGTCAACCCCCAAGAACGATTATTTATAACGCTTCGCCGTTCTGATAACCACTAGAACGGGGAGCAGAAGCAGAGCTATTATTAGCATGCGGTCACCGCCTCTGCGTCGGAAAAACGCGCACCGAAAAAGAAATATATGCGGTTTTTGGAAACGCTGACGCGTTCAAATGCTGCATCTGTGCAGTTTATCTTTGACCGTTCGCAGGCGGTCAAGAGTTCGTTTCCTATCAATATCCCGTCACGGACACGCTGTCCACGGCGGTTGATTATATAGCGTGGGGCGTTGTCATACTGCGGTTTTACACGGAAATACGTCATATAATCGCCCCCTTTTTTATTCTGCTAGCCTGCAAACCATTTTGCAAGCCTGATATAGTGCCCTAGCCTGCACGTCCAACCATTCTTCGCGGCTATTCGGACGGCGTTCGCCGTTGCGTGTGCGTTTCAGTTCGGACGGCGTGCAGAGGGTGGCGGCGATATCGCCGTTATAAATCAGGCTACAGCCGCCCCAGCTATAGACGTTCCAGTTATCAGCACCGTTAAGTGCGGCGGTTTCGAGATCGTGACGGGTTGCGATTGCCATATTAATGCGGTGTTCTGCTTCCGCTGTGGCGATGTTGTCCAAAATTTCATCGGCGTATGTTTTTACGCCTGCACTCCATGCGCTGCGCGTTCTGATGTTGTCGATTGCGTTTCTGATTTCGTTAATGGTTTTCATTGCGTTGTACCTCCTGTTATTCGTTATTCGTTAATTGTGTAGCTGTATGGTTTGCCGTCTTCGGCTCTGCGTGCGGCGCATATCGGGTTGCCGTGCATATTCGTTATTAACACGCTGTCACCGCCGAGGTTCTGCAGGTGTTTCGCTGCGTTTCTGCTGGTGCTGATGATCGTGTTTCTGTAACCGTAGTGTACTAGATAGTTTTTCATGTTTTACCTCCTGCCCTGTGGGCTGTCTTGCTGTGGTTTTTGTTTCTGTAATTATAATATCAGAAATTTCTGATATTGTCAACCCCTTTTAATCAGTTTTTTCTGATATTTTTTATCTTTGTTGAATATGTACAAAAAATCAAAAGATATTGCACATATTTGTACAAACAAGATCATGATAAACGGCCGCTATTATTATATATACCTTTATAAACGAAAAAAAGACCCGCCCCCGGGGGGTCTTGCAGGACGGACCCACCCCCTTCACTCAACCCCCCGACTAGAAAAAATATAAAAAAGGGGTTGACACAAACAGATATATCTGATATAATATAAGCAACAGAGTAACGGAGGTAGTAACAATGAACATTTGCAAAATAATCGCCAGCGTCATGGCAGACACGAAGACGACGCAGAAATCACTATTGCTCAAAATCAATGCCCTTGCCGGCAAGCAGGTGATAAAGTCGCAATCGGTTGTTTCCGAAAGGTTAAAAAACAAGAACATTGGCGTTGATAAAGCATTTGAAATGTTAGACGCAATGGGCTATGAAATAATCATACAGCCAAAAAGCACGCGTGGCAAAAGAGCAACGGGATCATATGTGATAACAAAAGAGGACGAGCAGGAAGAATAATAATGAATGGAGAAACAGCAGGTCAGGCTGGGTGAACAGCAGTAAGCATAAAGGGTGATGTGCAATGGTATACGGATATGCAAGAGTCAGCTCCGTAGGACAGATAGACGGAAACAGCTTTGAGGACCAAGAGAAGCTTATAAAAAGCAACTATCCAGATGCAGAAATACATCTGGAACAGGGGTCAGGCGCAAAAGAGCGTAAAGTGTTGAATGAAATAATGGATAAAGCAATTTCAGGTGACACGATAGTAGTAACAAAGCTTGACCGCTTCTGCAGGTCAACAGCGTTAGGCTTGGAGTATATCGGGCGCATGAGAGCGAAAGGTGTCAAGATACACATTCTCAACATGGGTCTGATAGAAAACACACCAATAGGAAAACTAATTGTCACAAACCTGTTGGCATTTGCAGAGTTTGAGAGAGCAATGATACTTGAACGAACGCAATCAGGCAAAGCCATTGCACGGCAAAAAGAGGGATACCAGGAAGGCAGGCCGAAAACAGTAAATATCCCCGAAAGCGTAAAGGCAAAAGTTGAAAGCGGTGAAATGACAGTAGCTGCCGCCTGCCGAGAGCTTGGCATAAGCCGTTCAACGTGGTATAATGAAATGAGAGCAGTAAGAGTAGAATGATATAACAGCAGAACGATAGTAGCAGAACGATAGAGAGTGCCAAGTGCCGAGTGCCAAGTGCCACATAGCTGACGATGAAAGGAGGCTAGTTGTGTGGCACTATTTTTATGCCATGCAGAAAAAGTATGATAGATCTGACAGTAGTAGGCAACAGAGCATTAAGCAAAGAAGATATGTTTAAGCTTGCACACAAGCAGGCAAATGGCGAGTTGAAAACGGAACAGCTCCTGCTTGAAACGTTGAAAGTGCAGGACGAAAAGAAGAAGCCGATGATAGAGGCGGCAAAGCATAGCTACGAGAACGCAATGAGAAAAACAAGCGAACTTGCAAAGGCAGGCAAGGCAAAACTCGCAAAAGAGTGGTATGACCTCGCTCACAAATTCGTACTGTGGGCAGGCGACAGCGATTTTGACGCATATATGCTGGCTTCGGAATGGAACAGAGAGCCAAGCGCAAAGTTCTGGGCGCCAAGGAGAGCTGTTCTTGAGGGCAAGCACAAGCTGGCAACGCAGATACAAGAGTTCATAGACGATGAGGACGCCCTGTTTCTGAGCTTGAGTACACCCCCAGGTGCAGGCAAGAGTACGCTTATAAAGTTCCTGCTGTCATACATTGCAGGACTGTTTCCGCAGTCTGCGAACATATACACGTCATACTCAGACGGAATGTCAAAAATGATGTATGACAGTGTGGTATCAATGCTAACGGACACAAGCGAATATGGGCATAACGATATTTTCGACAATGGTATGCCTACATTGAGTGCAGAGTACAACACGATATCGTACAGGAAGAAAGGCGACTTCCCTACTATCGGAGTTATCTCCCTGGGCGGTTCGGTAACAGGTCGAACGAGAGCAAACAAGTTCATGATAACAGATGACCTCGTAAAAAATGCGGAAGTGGCAAGAAACCCGCAAAGGCTTGAAACGCTGTGGCAGGATTACAGAGATACGCTGACAACCCGACAGATAGGCGATAATGTAAAGCAAATAATGCTCGGTACGATATGGAGTTTGCATGATCCTATCAGCCGAATGAGAACCGATCATGAGGGAGATCCACGATATAGATTTATTGCGATACCCGTATGTGACGATAACGGACATAGTAATTTCAATTACAACTGTGCGGACAGGTACACAGATAAAAAAATACGTGACATAAAAACAGACATAGATAATGTCACATTTAGTTGCCTGTATATGCAGCAACCTATGGAACGTGAAGGTCTGCTCTTCCATAAGGACGAAATGAATTGGTATAACGGAACACTGCCTGACGGCTCTGCAAGAAGAATAGCTGTGTGTGATGTGGCGTGGGGCGGTGACTATCTGGCAATGCCGATAGGATATCTGTACGAGGATGGAAGTTTGTTTTTGCAAGATGTGATTTTCAGCAAGGGTGATAAAAAAATCACACAGCCAATGGTTGTGGCAAAGAGCATACAACATCAGATACATCAAGAGAGGTTTGAAGGCAATAACGGCGGAGATGAATATGCGAATGAGATAGATAAACAGCTGAGAGCACAGAACGTCCACATAAATATCAGCAGTAAACGTGCGTCGACAACGCAGAGCAAGCTCAGCCGAATATTGCAGTATGCACCAGATATAAAGCAGGTGTATTATCGCAACGATAACGGCAGGGGTGAGATGTACGATAAATTTTTGGAAAACCTGTTTGCATTTAATCAGAGCGGTAAAAACGCACATGATGACGCCCCTGACAGCATGGCACAGTTGTGTGCGTTTGCAACAAATGGCGTAGGAGCAAGTGTGGAAATTATCAAGAGGATTATATAAGGGAACTTATAGGCAGACGCTGAAAATAAATAGTGCATATTGTACAAAAATGTTGAAAAATATTTTACACAGTGTGAAGTGGAAAAAGTTGAAAAGTAGTATTATAATAAGCTTGTCAGGAGGGATAGGTAATGGATAATAGGCGCATATATAATAGGCACGTAGATGTATATTGTCCGAGCTGTGCGGCGGCAGGCATAAATCGAAAGCTTATGGAAGTCGATAAAGACGCAAAGGGCATTATCTATCCATACTGCAAAGGCTGCAAGAAAAACGTTGCAGTTAAATTGCCCATAAGTGCTGAAAAGCACCTCCGTTAAGTTAATTTACGGGGCGAAAGCCCCGTATGTTCCGCAAAGTCAGAGTGGGTGCAAACCCCACACGGAACACCAAGCCTGTTATACAGTCCGTAGACCGAGGACGTAAAACATCGGTGGCGTATAACTTAAAAACCTGCACACTTTGGCTGTGCGTCGTCGGGTGGAATAGCCGAGGTTTCGTTTTTTTTGATGCCAAGTTTTTCATCTACCATAAGAGGAAAAACAGCGTATGCAGGCTCAGAGGGCTATACTTAAAGCTTGCACCAGAGTCGGCGTGCTTCCGACACAAAATAATGGCACTTCTTGAATTTTACATTGTCAACGCCTGCTCGTAAGGGTGGGCGTTCGGGCAGGGTCTGAAAGCCGTATCCCCATACTGCGGCTTTCGATTTGCAGGTTGAGAGCGCACGAACTTAAAGCCTGCACCAGTGAAACTACTCCGCATAGTCATGAATATGTGTTGCTGTAAGTGTAATCGGAGTTAATGGCTTACAGGACAGCCTGACGTTAACGGGACCTAGCCGCAAGGGCTGAGCAGGCAGCGGCAAGAATGCAGGTTGAGAGCGTGCCAGCTTGATATCTGCTCCATTTGGCAACTGCTACCCTCACCCACAAAGCAGTTGCCATGCAAGCTTGTCCAGGCTTGATCTCCTTTCTGTTTTTACAGCGGCGGTAACACGCCGCACATGTCGGCTGACAGTGTGAGCCTGAAAGTCGGCACCATAAGAATATTAAGTGCCAAGTGTTTAATTACCAAGTGCCTATTAGTTATCTAAAAAAAGATAGCTGATAGGCACTTTTTTTGTTGCACGGAGGTGAAACAATACGGAATTACACGGCAGGCGAAAAATCTTCCTGAATGAAAGAAATATTACAGAAGAAAACATTATTGAAATAGTTCGGAGAGCGGTCGCAACTCACGAATTGAACCGAGAAGAAATTGAGTATCTCCACAATTATCTACGTGGTAAACAACCGATTTTAAATCGTGTCAAAGAGGTTAGGCCTGAGATTAATAACAAAATTGTTGAAAACCATGCATTGGAAATAAACAATTTCAAAGTCGGTTTTATCTTTGGAGAACCTGTTCAATATGTCAAGCGTGGAAATTGCGAACTTGATAATACAGAGAGCGATGTTCCATCGGATAATGGTGTGGCGGCTCTCAACGAGTATATGCAAGAGGACGATAAAGCTGCCAAGGACAGAGAGCTTGCTGAGTGGATAAATCAGTGTGGCGTGGGATATAGGCTCGTACTTCCCTCTGATGTGGGCGAAGATGTTCCGTTTGAAACATATATACTGGACCCCAGAAACACGTTTGTTATCTACAGTAATGACTATAAACGCAAGCCTGTTATTGGTGTGACATACTCCAGCTACAGATTTGCAAACGCAGATATAACAAGCTACAGGTCGTATGACATTTATACCGATGAGTGGTATTGGCGTATCGACTTCAAAAATGGCGAAGGCGTTGTGGCTAGATCACAGCCGAACAACATCGGCTATATTCCGATTATCGAGTATGAAAATAATCCTGAACGTTTAGGATCATTTGAGACGGTTATAACACTGTGTGATGCTATAAATAGCATTGACAGTAATGACATTGACGGAATTGAGCAGATAATACAGGCGTTCACATGGTTTGACAACATAGATATCGACAAAAAGCAGCTGCAAGAGCTCAAAGAGCTTGGTGCAATAAAAACCCGTTCGCAAGAAGGGCGTCAAGCGTCAATAAAAAATATCGAAACAAAGCTCGATATTTCACAGACTCAGGTAGCTAAAGATGACCTATATGATCGAATGTTGACGATTGCGAGTGTGCCTGATCGCCGAGCAAGTGCAGGTGGCAACACAGGTCAAGCTCTGATAATCGGTGAAGGCTGGGTAATGGCTGAAAGTGCCGCCAAAGCTTTTGAGTTGATGTTCGTGAAGCCTGAAAAGCAATTTTTAAGAGTCGTTCTGAAAATCTGCAAGAATACTCGAAACTGTAAGCAGGAAGTCAAAGATATTAAGCTTCACGATATTGATGTGAAGTTTACAAGAAACAAGACTGACAACCTGCTCACCAAGACACAAGGTCTGATGAATATGTTGCAGGCAGGCATTCACCCAAGAATAGCTATTTTGCACTGCGGATTGTTCTCTGACCCTGAACAGGTTTATCAGGACAGCAAGCCATACTTAGAAGCAACAACGCAGCAACAGCAGGATACGGGTAATTTTGCCGTAAATACCACTGTAGCTGATGAAATGCTCAAAGCTATAGGAGCTATGGACAACAACGGCGGTGATAACAGTGGCAACGCTTAAATTTGATGAGCTTAACGTGTTGTGGTTTAACAAAATGGAGCTGCCAACCTCTGAAAAGCTGTTGCGAATAGAAATGGCGGCAGTGTTTGAGCGAGAGCTCAATAAGATATTTTCCTCACAGCGTGAGCGCGCTGACAGTGACAAATATCTGCTATATGCAACAGTGTATGCAACGATAATGTCTAGCACGTACGTCGAGATTACAAACAATTATTTTTTAAAGTATGTTCTGAACATAGCAAGCAATGTAAAGGGGCTATCGGAATATTCCCAAAAATGGATTGTTAAGCACTCGGAACAGTTTGCAAAGGAAATTCAGCAGACAACCCAAAGGCTTATTGAAAGTGGTGATTATGACAACGCATTTTCGGTAAGCCGAGCTAGGACTATATCACGCACAGAAATCAATGCTTTGTGCGAGTGTGCAACCTTAGAGGGATATTATCAAAGCGGTTACACAAAGAAGATGTGGGTATCGTTTAAGGACAACAAGGTTCGAGATACACACAAAGTCGCAGACGGACAAGTCAGGAGCTTGTTTGAGCCGTTTGACATTGGCAACAGCCAGCTGATGTTTCCGCAAGATAGTTCGCTGGGAGCATCGGCAAAAGAAATCGTTAATTGCAGGTGTGTTATGCAACCTGTGAAATAAATTGTAGCTGTGCGTTAAACAGCAAACGTCAAGCCGAGCAACCGGCGTTAATAAGCGTAGACGTAGAAAAGGAGTGTTTCTTATGACAAGAGAAGACGTAAAGGGTATTTTCCCGAACGCAACAGACGAGGAAATCACAGCATTTCTGAACCGACACAATGGCGAAGTCACAGCGGCCAAGTCCAGTGGTGTAAAAGCTGACGAGCTTGCAGCGCTCAGAGATAAGGCAAAGAAGTATGATGACTATGAAGCTGAGAAGCTGACGGCTGAGCAGAAATTGAAAAAACTCACTGATGAAGCTGAGGCGGCTAAGATCACCAATCTGAAAATGTTGAACAAGACTAAAGCTGTTGCGGAGTTCGTAAACTGTGGCCTTAAAGAGGACGATTACAAGGGATTTATCGACAGCATTGTTTCAGACAATGAAGAAACTACAGTTAATTCTGCAAAGTCCATTGCCGCAATGCTCACATCTCAGAAGAAAGCCGTTGAAGATAAGCTTAAAGAAGACGGTCTAAAGAACACTCCAAAGCCTCAGGGTGCAGGCGGAAACGACGGACTTACATCTGCTGAAAAGATAGCCGAGAAATTGGCTACAGACAGAGCAGCCATTGCTAAAACTGCGGCGGAAGGTCTAAAAAAATATATATAGGAGGTAATTAAATGGCTAATATGATGAAGTCTACAGCCGTAATTGCAGATAAGACAATTCTTGCAAACGGCGAATTTTTAGCAAGACCATATACAATCAAGGCAAGTGCTATCACAGCTGATAGCAACGGAAAGAAAATCGTTAAAGGTGGAACTCCATTTCCTACAAACGATTCAACCGCTATCGGTCTTCTGCTCGACACAGTTGACGTAACCGACGGCGATAAGACAGTAGCACTTGTGTATGCAGGAACAGTTTCAACCGCTAAGCTGGCAGCTAACGGCGTAACAGTGCAGACAGCGGCTAAGACAGCTCTGCCAAGAATCACATTTTTTGAATAAGGGAGGCAATACATAATGCAGAATTTTTCAGATGTTTTCACAGCCAAAGCATTTGCTATGTACTGGACAAAGTACCTTGAGCAGGCAAATACAGAAGGCTATCTGGGAACTTCCCTGTTCCCACCTGTAAAGAAAAAGGGTATCGATATAAAGTGGATTAAGGGTAGGTCAGGCCTGCCTGTAACACTCAGACAGAGCACGTTTGATACTGTAGCACCCGTCAGAGATAGAATTGGCGTAACTGCAATTCAGACAGAAATGCCATTCTTCCGTGACAGCTTTATCATCAAGGAAAGCGACAGGCAAGAGATCTTGAGAGCACAGGACAGCAATGATCCATATGTACAGCCTGTACTCGACAACATCTACAGCGATGCCAAGAACCTTACCAATGGTGCAAATGTTGTTCCAGAGAGAATGATCATGCAGCTTCTCTCACCGGCTGATGGCTCTCCTAAGATTGAGTTGTCAGACGGTGCAAATGTAAGCTGTCTGTATGAGTATGACGTTGACGGCTCATTCAAGGTAAACAATTTCAAAGCTCTCACAGGTACAGCTGCATGGACAGACCACAAGAATTCAAACCCTGTACAGGACATTCTTGATGCTAAGGATGCCATTTATAAGCTTACAGGAAACGATCCTGCAATCGCCCTGATGTCAAAGAATACACTCAAAGATATCAGAGAGAATGAGAACGTCAAGGCGTATATCGTTGCCAAAGCTCAGGCAACAGGTGGAGTCGTTCTCGTAACAGACAAGCTCGTAAAGGAGTACATCTCTGAGGAAACTGAGCTCACAGTTGTTGTAAACAACAAGTCATTTATTGACGAAAGTGGCACAGCAAAGAGATTTTATCCAGACGATATGGTAACACTTCTCCCCGCACAGCCACTCGGTTCAACAGTTTATGGCACAACGCCCGAAGAGGCTGACCTCATGGCTGACGGCAAGGCAGATGTTGCTATTGTAAATACAGGCGTTGCAATCACAACAATCAAGCAGCAAAACCCTGTTAATATACGAGTGCTTGCAAGCGAAATCGTTCTGCCGTCATTTGAGGGCATGGATAACGTTTATGTTATCAACACAAATGCCAAAATCGGTGAACTTACAGTAAATTCTGTCGCTGGCACAAGTGCATCAGGCAAGACAAAGGTAACAGTATCACCATCTCTGTCAGCAGGCAACTCCTACAAGTATAAGACAGCATCAAGCGTAACTGTTCCTGAGTTTGGCACAGAATGCAAGTCGGGCTACACTGCATGGGACGGAGTATCCGAGATCACCGCAACAACAGGCACTAAGATACTCATCGTTGAGGTAGATGCAAACAACAAGGCTGTAAAGGCTGGTTCAGCTACAGTAGCGTCTAAGGCATAAAAGGAGAGTGCAAAATGGATATGATTGAGCTGTTTAAGGCAAGCGTTCCTGAGGAAAATTCCGAGGAATTGATTATGCAGTATTTAGACACTGCTCAATCAATTATCCTTGCACATCGCTTCCCTTTCGGCACAGACCGCACAGAGGTTGAGCCACAGTACAAAGGCTTACAGTTGAGAATTGCCATAGACCTATACAATAAGCGTGGAGCTGAGGGCGAAAAGGCACACTCTGAAAATGGGGTAAGTCGAACATATGAAAGCTCATGGGTATCTCAACAGTTGCTTGACGAAATCGTTCCGAAAGCTGAGGTATTGTGATGAGAAACCTAATGCGAAACGTTACAAAAATAAGCTATAAGCTGTATTTAGGTGAACAAGATTTACTTGATGATGACGGCTATAGGACAGGTGAGAAAAGCATAAGTTACTCAGATTTTAGTGAGTGCTATATGTCGATATCAGGCAATAAAAGCGACAGCGAAATGTCACAGTTTGGTCGAAACCTGGACTATGATAGAACAATGTCAACCGCAGACATGAAGTGCGAAATTGATGAACACTCACTGCTGTGGATAGATAATGACGTCAATGGTCCTCACAATTTCATTGTAAAAAAACGCTCTGTTACGCCAAATCAAATACAGTTTGCCATAAAACAGGTGAATGTCAATGAGGAAGATAGCGTTTAATCTGTCAGAAGATAGCTTGACAAAAGCTGTTGAGCAAATGAAAGCATATAAAGCTGAGATACACAAAAAAGCTCAACTGCTTGTGGAGCGTCTTACTGATTATGGACTAACGATATGCAGAGCAAAAGTCATTGAAATGGATATCCCTGATACAGGACATTTGCTCAGTCAGGTTGACGGCTACTATAGCCCATTGCTTAACGCTGGCTTTATTTTCTGTGACTGTGATTATGCAGTGTTCGTTGAATTTGGAACAGGTGTAAAAGGCGCGTCACAGCCGTATGCAGGACAAGCCATAAGCGAATGTGGCTATCAATATATGGGCGGAACACATTATATCACGACGCAAGACGGACGTATAGGCTGGTTTTATCCTGCTGATGACGGAACGTGGAAGTTTACACAGGGTATGCCAAGCAGACCATTCATGTACGAAACAGGGTTGGAAATGCGAAATGCTCTTGACAACATTATTAAGGAGGTTTTTAAGTGATTGACATTGAAAACAAAGTGTTTGACACAGTGTCGAAAGCACTTGAAAAAGCCTTCAAAAATATATCTGTCAGCAGCATAAACACAGATAAACCCGCAACATTTCCGTATGTTTCAATCGTGGAAACAAGTAACTCGGTTGATCCTGCGTACATAGACAGTGGCAAAATTGAGAACGCAAGCAATCTACTGTACACAGTGAATGTTTATAGCAATCTCGCCAAAGGCAAGAAAACGCAAGCAAAAAAAATTAGAAACCTTGTGTCAGACGAGTTTGATAAAATCGGCATGATGAGAACATTCTGCCAGCCTATTGAAAATCTATCTGACACATCAATATATCGTATCACAATGCGTTTCGAGTGCAAAGTTGATACGGACGAAATAATCTATAGGAGGTAATGAAGTTGGAGAAAGCAACAATTAATACCTATTTGTATGCAAAAAAGGCCGCTGAAAGCAAAGCTTCAAAGCTTTGCGACATTACATCATATCCAGACCTTTTCACTGCACCTGAAAAGCTGGACGTATCTGACCTGTCCAGCAGACAGAAAAAATATGCCGAAGGTATGGTAGATGTTCCAGATTACACATTCGGCGCAAATTACACCAAAACAGCGTATGACAAGCTCAAGGCAATGGAAGGCGACGATACAATCGTTTTTGAGCTCCGCTTTGGCGCAACAGGTGAATATGGCGCGTGGACATGGACAGGTTCTATGTTTGTCAACATCAAAGGCGGCGAAGTCGGCGGCAAGAGAGAAATGGAAATCACTTCTTATCCGCAGAGCGATATCACTCCGACAACAGTTTCAGATACATAATTTTTTAGGAGGATAAAACAATGGCAAAGACAATCAATTTCAATTACGAAGGTCAGCATTACGTTCTTGAATTTTCCAGAAGAACAGTAAGACAAATGGAGAATAACGGCTTCACTCTGAATGATCTCTCAGACAAGCCAATGAACACTCTGAACGAGCTGTTTGCAGGTGCTTTCAAGAAAAATCACCGCAACGTAAAGCCCGAGCAGATTGACAAGATGCAGGCTCTTTTCGCCGATAAGGACAAGCTTATAGAGACTCTGTTCTCAATGTACAGCGAAACTATCGAGACACTGACAACAAATGACCCTGCTGAGGATAGGGAAAATTTGATAACCTGGAGCGTTGGAGAGTAGACAACGTTCCGAAAGAGCAAACATATACTCAAACATTTCTAAAAGCGTTGCCATTGTATTTATCCATAGGCATGACAGCCAAAGAGTTTTGGGAAGGCGACTGCTGTTTGGCAGTTGCCTTTCGCAAAGCTGATGAGATGGCACAAAAAGTAAAGAGAGAAAAGGACAATTTCAATGCATGGCTAACGGGACTATATGTTCAAGAAGCTATCACAAGTTGTTTTTCAAAAGACGGCAAATATCCCGATAAACCGCATGACATTTTCAAAGCCGACAAGGATAATGAAAAAACGTATGATGACATCATGCGAGAAAATGCGGAGAATTTCAGGAAATTTGCAGAAGCATTTAATAAAGGAAGGGCGGCAAATAAGGGCAATTAAACAGACTTATTGCCGCCTTATTTTTATCTAGGAGGTGAAAAAAGTATGGGATTAGACATCGATAAGCTTAGTTTGAAAGTAGAAGCTTCGTCTGACAACGCTGAAAAAAAACTCGATAGGCTGATTGCTAGGCTCGAAACGCTAAAAAAGTCAGTGGGCAAACTTTCGGGGCTTGACAAGCTTTCCGAAAAGCTCAACAAAATAGCGGCAAGTGCCAATGCTATATCAGGTGTGGATAAGCTTGCAAAGCTTGTTGAAAGCGTTTCAAAGCTGTCACAGATAAAGTCTCCGAATGTTGCAAAGACCGTGAACAGCATCAAAAAGCTCTCTGAGGCGTGTAATGCAGTAAGCGGCATGAGTAATGTGAGTGTGCTTAAAGAGAATATAACGGCTATTACAGAGGCATGTAAGCCAATGCAGGAAATGGGTAAGAACAATCTGTCACCATTCCTTAACAGCCTCAAAAAGATACCTGATATCACAAAGTCACTCGATACAGAGAAAATCAATGAGTTTGCAACGAGAATACGCCAGCTTACCACCGCTATAGAGCCGTTGACAACGCAGGTTTCAAAGGCGGAAAACGGACTTGTTGCACTTAATGGCATTATGAAGAGTTCAATAGCGAGAAACGGAAACCTTGCATCTGCAAATGCCGTAACTGTAAAATCCTATACCAGTTTGTCCTCAGTTTTTAAGGACGCAAGAATAAGAGCCGCCGCACTTTACGTCACAGTCAATAGGGCTGCAGATGCACTCGCCGACTGCTTACAATCGTCAAACGAATATGTCGAAAACATCAACCTATTTACAGTAGCTATGGGCGATTATTCAGAAGAAGCATATAGGTATGCCGAAAAAGTAAATAGTCTGCTTGGCATTGATATTTCTGAGTGGATACGCTTTCAGGGCGTGTTCAAACAGATAACAACAGGCTTTGGAGTTGCGGCTGAAAAGTCAAACATAATGTCCAAAAACCTGACGCAGATAGGCTATGATATAGCATCATTCTTCAACATCTCCATAGAAGACGCTATGCAGAAAGTTGAATCTGGTATTTCTGGAGAACTTGAACCGTTGCGCAGACTGGGTTATGCTCTTGACGCCGCAACACTTCAGCAGATAGCCTATGATAATGGCATTCAACAGAACATCAACACCATGACGCAAGCTCAGAAGTCACAGCTAAGATACGTCGCTATTCTTCAGCAATCTACAAATGTTATGGGCGATATGGCAAGAACCATCGTCACGCCTGCAAACTCTATGAGAATTTTGCAGCAACAGTTTGAACAGCTCAAGAGAGCCATAGGCAACATTGTGAGCGTGTTTGCTGTGAAGATGATACCATATGTCCAAGTGTTTGTAAGACTGCTCACAGACGCCGCTAACGCCATTGCAAAGTGGTTAGGCTTTGAGCTGCCAATGATAGATTATTCTGAGGTTGGCAAAGGTCTAAGCAGTGTAACAGAGAATGCAGACGATGCAACAGAGTCTGTCAAGGAAACAAAGAAAGCGTTGCTTGCACTTGCTAGCTTTGATGAGATAAATCAGCTCAATCTTGACAAGAACAACGGCAATGACAGCGGAGATACTACAGGCAATAAATATGATCTCGGCATTGATTTGCCTGAATATGACTTTCTTGCAGGACTTGACAAGCAGACGGACGCACTTTACAAAAAGGTCAAAGCTCAGCTGAAAGAGCTCTACAACTGGCTCAAAAAGCACAAGGATATGATTAAAGTCATTGCAGGGCTATTGGCAACAGTATGGGCAGTAAATAAAATTGCTAACCTGATTAATTGGGTGAAAAAGCTTAAAGGGGCGTTTGGAGGTCTAAGCGTTATAAAAACGTGCAAAACGTGGCTGAAAAACTTCACGGATGGGTTTAAAAATTCTGAGGCTACATCATTCTTTGGAAAGATGAATGACGGAGTAAAAAGTTTTAGAGGGAATCTATCTCTTGCAGCAAAGATATTAGGTGTGATAGGTGGCTCGGTCTTAGCTGGATATGGCAGCTACAACCTATTCAAAGGTCTTGCATCAGACACTCTTAATTGGAAAAACATATTAGGAGATTCCGCTGCAATAGTAGCGGGGCTAGGGGTTTCTTGGCTTTTCGGCGGCAAGCCAGGTCTTGTTATAGCTGCGATCGTAACAGCATTTGAAGCTTTAAACGGAGCCGCTAAAGGAGCAGCCGAACAGGTAAATAAAGCGAGAGATCAATTGGTTAATGCCGAATGGAAAACATCTGGCAAAAACATCACAGATGTCGCAGAGTCCTTGCAAGATTATTATTCAAAGCTGACAGAAAGCGATCAATCTTTTCTTGACGGGACAAAAAATCTTTCTGAGCTTAGCAAAAGCGCAGAGGAAACAACAGGAAAGATTAACCTGTTAATAAAAACGCTGAGCGAATCAAAGTTTGATACTAACAGCCTCAGTGAGCTTAAAGCGGAATTTGTAAGTCTTGCAAAGACAACTAGAGAGTATGTCAAGGAAAGCAATGACGATTTTAAGTTGTTTATACTTGCTAATAGTGATATGCTGGAAGCCCAAGGTTACTCTGTTGCCGAAATGACACGAATAGTGAATGGCGGCACAAACAATAGCATGGCTAAAATAGACGAGCTGATGAGTAAAATAAATGACTTAACAAGCAAGTCATCATTGTCAGACAGCGATATCAGTTCTTTGAAAGAATATGAAAATCAGCTAAGTGCGATCGCTGGAATAAAAGTTGATGAAACAACAAGTTCTTTGGAATCACTTAAAGAAGAGGCAAGAAACCTTTCGAGCCAAAGAATCAATCTAAGCAACTTTAAGACAGCACAAGACACTCTCAATAAAATGACAAAAGACTATGCTGAGGCTTTAAAGACATTGAAAAAGTCAAAGCAAGAACAGCTTAAAACAATTTCAGCTCTTGACGTATCCAAAGGTGAAAAAGAAAAGCTAACCGAAGCAGTTAATTCTCTGTTCGATATCAAATATGAACAGCTCACTTCTGTTGGTTCTACTTTTAAAACGATACGCCAGAAAATTGATGATTGTGTATCTGAGACTAAGGAAGACCTTAAAAACTTCACTTCGTCTGGAAGTTGGGCTGGCAACAGTTTTCTTCATGCTTTTGGAATAGGGACTTCTGATGAAGAAGCCGCAAAAAAAGAAATAGAAAAAATGTTTGGAGATTTCACAGACTCTTGGACAACGCAAAAAAATGTTCTCATGTCAAAGGGTTTGTCAACAAAGGAAATAAATGATTTGTATAATGTTAAAGCGTTGAAAAATGTTCCAGACAGCATAAGTAAAGCTACAACGGCAGTACAAAAGGTAATGGACAACGTTCTTCATGCTTCAACAAGTGAACAGGTATCAAAAGATACAATAAAAATGTGGCAAGACGCAGCTACAAACCAGACAAAAGGATATTTGGATAAGTTTTATGAGGCTACTCCGCAGGTTTCAAAAGCTTCCAAAGATATGGCGGGATCTTCAATTAATTCCTTTAAAGATACGCTGGGCATTCATTCTCCATCGAAAGTAATGTACCAAATTGGTGTCTTTTTCCTCCAAGGCTTCATGAACGGCATAAAATCGCTGTCAACGTTTATGAACACTTACGTAGCAAATACAGCAAAATCAGCCGTTACAACATTTGATACAAAGTCCACGACAACCTCAATTGGTATCAAATTTATAGATCGCTTTAAAAACGGAATTGACCTGAGGAAAAACAGCTTAATCAATGATATTGTTGACATTTTCAACACAATTCTCGACAAGGCAGATAGTTTCCACGTCCAGTTCTTCAATTCATTCAACAGTGCGGTACCTGCAATACAGATAGCCTCAAATGGCATTCTCGCCGCTATGGGACAAGCTGTATCTATACCACAGATAAGCTATACAGCACCTGGATATCGTGTGCAGGGATATGCAAGAGGCGGTTATCCTGCGACAGGTCAGCTATTTGTTGCAAGAGAAAACGGCACACCTGAAATGGTCGGTTCTATCGGTAGCAGAAACGCCGTTGCAAATAACGATCAGATCACTGCGGCAATCAGTCAAGCGGTATATCAGGCAGTACGTGAAGCAAACAGAGATACTCAGAACAGCGGTAGCAGAAACAATGAAATGACAGTTAAAATCGTTCCTGACAAGAACAGCTTCGTGAAAGTTGCTGTTGACGGGATAAACGACACAACCAGACGGACAGGCAAGAGTCCGTTGCACTAAAGTGAGGTGGTGACACAATGCTAAAATTCGACGGCGTAGAAATGCCTGTACCTGCAGATTTGCAGGTACAGGACAACAAAATTTGGTCGGATAACACAGGACGTTCAGCAAACGGAAAGTTTGTTGGCGATATGGTGTGCATAAAGAAGAAGTTAATCATATCGTGGGTACACCTCACAGGTGAGCAAGTCGCATTGATAAATCAATACATTTCTAACGTAAGCAAGCCGTTTTTCAGCGTGACATTTACAGATGAAACATTTGTTGAGCAAACGTGCACCATGTATGCAGGCGACACAAAATATGATGTGCTAAAGTGGGTCTCACCGATGAAATATCTGAAAAATGTCGCAGTAGACCTAATCGAATGCTAGGAGGCGGTAAAATTGTATACAGTACAGAATGAACCCGTCTCTCAGCGTATCGAGAGCTATTGCCGTACTTGGCGGCTGTGGATAGAGAATGCAGAGGGCATTATATCAGGTGACAGCATTATGTCAGCTGA